CAAGCCACCGGCACAGGCTTAATTGGTTCCATTCTTGGCTACGCCATCGGTAACGGAATCGCCGCCAAAACAGGCAAAACAGTACACCCCATCATTGGGTCAAAAAACGCTACAGAATGAACAGGCGTTACCCCTACTTCCCAGCATGGGACGGAAAAGTTACCCAACCGATCACTGCCCGTTGCGTAGACCTGTGCACAAGGCGCTACAAAATCACCAACCTTGGCACCTATGTGAATCGCCCAATGCGCGACAAACCAGACCTTTCAACCCACGCCACCGGGTACGCCATGGACTTGGGCCACAGTGACATCAAAGTCTTAGAAGCCATCTGGACATTCTTTGTAATAAACTCGCTGGCGCTTCGCGTATCCGAAGTTCATTTTTACAAGATGCCCGGCACGAAGTACGGCGCTGGATATAGATCATCACGCGGTGAAGGCATGGCTGGCGTGGTCAAATACAAGACCCGTGAAGAATCAGCTGGCGTTGGCGGTATGTGGATACATTTGGAACTGGAAAAGCAAGACCCAGATGCTTTTCAGGCTGAGTTTTCAAGGTTAAAACCAGCGTAAATAGGACTCCCAGCCACTGTTTGAGCGGTGCTGGGGCTAGGTGGTGGGGAGTACGTTTGTTTCCATTGGCGGAAATCCACCACCGACTTCTCAAATTGTGTAAAGTAACCACCGCTACTCAAATAGCAGAAAGTCAGAGGAAACATGACCTATCAGGAACTACCACTATTCAGGGCTACAGACCCTGAAACTTCACGGCAAATCAAGCCAATCAAAATCAACAGCCATCGAGGCATTTTGCTTGCTATTTACGCAGGGCAAATGAGTGGCTTAACCGATGAAGAAGCTGCCATTATCGCGTTAGAGCGCGGCCACGAAATAAAGGGCTATTGGAAGCGTTGTTCAGATTTGCGCACACTAGGACTGATTGAGCCTTTAAACGTCTCTAGGACGCTCTCAACAGGCTCTCAAGGCATGGTGTGTAAAATCACTAGGCTTGGTTTAGACATTGCGACAGGTTGCTATGACTGACACCCAATTCATAGAAAGTTTCGTTATGGGCTGGGTTTTTTGCTGGCTTTACCTCAAAATGATGGCCAACCGACCATGAGCCAAGAACCAGCACATTGGGGCTACACCGTCCTACGCTCTAAAGACAAACTAACCATGGTTCAAATCTTCACTGATCTGACCACAGGCCTGATTGAGTACACCCAAGTCTGCAAACGTGCAGAGTCTTGGCACTCATGGGGGCCGCCTACAGAATTGGAAAAGTGCTGAAACTTCTTATGGCTCTCATGCTTACACTCTCCGCATCTACAACAACCCACGCCAAATACCACGGCGTCCTACCTGACGCCTACTACGACCAGCTTGCACAATGTGAAACTGGTGGCAACTGGCAACATTCCACGCGGTCTTACACAGGCGGTCTAGGTATTCACCGCCAGACTTGGCGTACATGGTCTGACACCTCGAGCGCTAAAGGAATGACACCACGCCAGCAAGTGCGCGTGGCTGACGCCATAGCGTTCAAGTCACATATCAACCATGATGGGCGTAAAGTGTGGCGCGTAGGGCCGTGGGGCTGGGGCTGTCTCAAACGTGAAAAATCACTACAAGCTTTCATCTGTAAATCAAGCAACAAGCTTGTGGCAAGATGGAAGCGTCACTGCTAAACAAAGGAAAAACAATGGAAATGCAACACCCAGCAGAAATTTTAAATCGCAAAAGCGCAACAATTTCAATAAACGAAACAGCCTTAGTTTTGGGTATCAGCGCTCAAGCATTGAGGGCACACATTAAAAAAACAGGTCAAATTTGTGATCAAGTCCCAGTTCTTATGGTTGGCAGGTCTTTAAGGGTGCCACTTACGGCTTTACAAAAGAAAATGGGTTTGTGCCCATTAACAAAACAGGACAAACAATTAGTGGTACTGGCAAATTATTTGTCTGTAATCGCTTCCGATATGTCAAAAGCAAAGGAAAAATAATGGAAACATCAACCGGCGAACTAATCGCCAAATTAACCAATATCAGCATGAACCTTGCTTTAGAACTCAAGTTCAAAGAAGCCAGCGTGATCATGGAGGCTGTAGGGGCGCTTACCGCGCTGCCGAACATTGCTCAAGCCATCAGCAAAGAATGGCACCCGTCTTTGGCGACTTCTGGGCCGTCTAAAGGTATTTCATATCTCAGCACAGCAAAGTTGGTTGAAGATGAGTGAATACATGCACAATGACGATGTTGCTGAACTGCTACACGCTAAAGAGGTTGAAATCAGAGACCTTAAAAAGCAAATATCGCTGTTGCTCAGCCGTCTGGCACATCTTCGCACTGAACTTTCCCGTGTAGAAACAGACTATGCCCGTGGCGTTTAACCTTGACGATTACGAACCAGTAGCCAGCCGTCTAGACCGCTTCCTAAAAGCACACCCAGACGCTCGGGTCATCACTGATCTAGTGCATTACCTATCTGATGTCGCTGTCTTTAAAGCCGAACTGTGGCTCGATGGTGAAATCATTGCTACGGGCTGGGCTGAAGAAATCCGTGGCCAAGGCAACGTAAACAAAACGAGTCATTTGGAAAATTGCGAAACTGGCGCTGTTGGTCGTGCATTGGCTAATGCTGGGCTATCAGGCAGCGACTTTACGAAGCGTCCTAGCCGTGAGGAAATGGGCAAGGTAGTTCGTATGCAGGGCGATACACAGATAACAGAGTCAAGCAACCTTGCTAGCGATAAACAGCAAAACATGATTCGTGCCGTATGCAAATCCATGGGCAAAGTACCGCCAGCCAATTTGCAGGCCATGACTAAACGAGAAGCCAGCGCCTACATTGACACCCTTAAAAGCGGTGAACAGCCAGCGCCACAATACGACAGCCCAGAAGAACCGTTCTAATGGCTGACTTCTTTACCCTTGTGATCATGGTTATTTCAGTGTTTATGGTTGGCTTCATGCTTGGCAAAGACAGCCGATAATGCAACTCATCAATGAGGCGTCATTCCTACAGCAAGTTAAATCACTGGCATACATCCACGGCTGGCTATTCCACCATTCCACGCCATCGATGACGTCTAAAGGCCGGTGGATAACAACAGGCGCACCGGGCTTTCCTGATGTTGTCATGGCACACCCAGAACGCGGTGTTATCTTTGCCGAACTGAAAACCGACAAAGGTAAAACAACAGTTGCACAAGATGGCTGGCTCAGGGCACTTGGCCCGCATGTAGAGTGCTACTTGTGGAGACCGTCAGACCTAGACAGCATCAGTACAAGGCTCTCCCAATGCTGATCATCTGCTGGTATGCGCTACTTGTGTCCATTGGTGTGGCTATCATCCAAGGTGTCCGCAAGGACTAACCCCCCACAACTGAGCAAGCCCTACATCGCTGGGAAAGCGACAAGGCAGGCATGGCCACATAGGGAGTTGAACTCTGTTGGTGTTTACACGGGAACGTGGGTCGTGCAGTGCGCCTAGCCTCCTGTGATGACTTACTTGAATGGATGCTGGGGTCAGCCACTGTTCAGCGTCTAAACGTCATAAATACGAATGGTGTCCACTTCCCTAAGGTGTCCGGCAACCAAGAGCTACTTACTCTGAACTGTGGGGAACACAAACCCCAGACTCTCTGTAGCACTGAAAGCAACCGCAGCGAAGCAAGGGCGCTAGTAACATACCCACATGTCATCCCCATACAACGACCCCCAATACAAAGCCAACAGACGCCAAATACTTAGCGACGGCAAGCACACCATCTGTGCCCTATGCGGTAAGCCAGGAGCCAACACCGCTGACCACATCATCAGCCTCATGCATGGAGGCGACAACAGCATCGACAACCTCCAACCCGCCCACCAATCCTGCAACTCACGCAAAGGTGCAACACAACAAAACAAAAGAGCAGCACAACAAGCCCAGACGCGAACACAGACCCAACGACCACCGATTACGCAACAACCCCAAAAAACAACCGAAAACAACTTTTTTTCCGAGTCAGCAGAAACCCCGACCCTTATTTCCTCCGTATTTTTTGAGAATCAGCCTGAACTGGCGGTAACTGGCGAGATGCCGAAAGATGATTGGCGCATTGGCAGGGAACAGCCAAGATTGGAGTCGGTCGATGTTGGGACTTTTTCTTTTGGGCCTCAGGTGGCGGCGTGGGCGCAACGTCATATGCAGGTTGAGTTGATGCCGTGGCAGGTTTACGCGTTATCTCAACAGTTGGCGCATGATGGGTCTGGCAAGTTGCAGTTCCGTGAAGCACTGGTTTCTACGGCGCGTCAGAATGGTAAGTCGGTTGCTTTGCAGGCGCTTCTAGGTTGGTGGATCACTGAGGGTGCCATCATTCGTGGTGGGCCTCAATCGGTTATGTCTGTGGCCAACAAACTCGATCGGGCGGAAGCCATTTTTCCGTTGCTTGCCAACATTCTTGTGGATTCTTTTGGCGGTAAAAAACTGGCTGCCATTGGCCGTAAATCTGTTGAAATGCCAGACGGTTCACGATGGGAAATTCGTGCAGCTACTAAATCCCTTCATGGTGGTAGCCATGATCTGATTCTTGTAGACGAACTTTGGGACATTGACTCTGACGTGATCGACGATGCTTTGCGACCCAGCCAGATTGCGCGTAAATCACCGTTGCTTTCTTGCTGGTCTACCGCTGGCGACCAATCATCTGACACCATGATCAAGATGCGGTCACAAGCAATGGCTGATATTGATAAAGGCAATACGTCACCGCTTTATTTTGCCGAATGGTCAATGCCGGCACATTTGAACCCGTTAGATGAGAAAAACTGGCATTGGGCTAACCCCAGTCTGGGCACCACTATCACCGTTGAAGCCCTTCGAGCAGTGTCTAAAAAAGATTCGTTTATGCGAGCCCATTTGAACCAGTGGATAACAGCCCGCGGTGCATGGCTTGATCTTGGGGTTTGGGAACGAAACAAAACCGAAACCCCAATGCCCGAAGGTGGATTCCTCAGCGTCGATACGTCACTTGATGATGCTCGTTATTGCGGTGTTCGGGCTGCCGAAGTGGACGGAAAAGTCATTGTTAAAACAGAGTTTGTGGTCGAAACAGAAGCCGATATGTGGGACGAAATAGCCCGGGTGATGATCAACCCAGAAGTGCAGCTGCTGATTACACCAACATTGGATATTCATGTGCCGTTGCCTTTGCGTAGGCGCACCACCATTACTGGCTATGCAGAACTAACAAAGTTCACAACCCTTGTGCGGTCAATGATTCACGAAGGACGCATACAACACCACGGCGAAACCCTACTTGCTGATCATGTGTCACGCGCTGTGCTAGTCAAAACCCCTACTGGCGCTGTGATCAGTAGCCAGAAATCACCCGGGCCGATAGAACTTTGTCGTGTCATGGTGTGGGCAGCATCGGCAGCGTCACGACCTAAAAGCAACCAAAAGCCCATGATGGTTGTTGCTCGATGACTAGACTCCAGCGTAGGTGTCTCGCAACGTTGTCGGGATGAGGCGAGGCACCACAGAACTGAGGCATCATGGCTATTTTCAATCGCAACGTCAATAAAGCAGCAATTTCCCCAGCCCCTGACACCCAAAAAGCAGC